CTTCGCGCCCTTGTTGGCCTTGGGCGCGCCCTTCTTCTGGCTGGCAGCCTTCTTCGAGGCGGCCTTCTCCGGCGCGACCTGCGCGCCCTGTTCCGCAACGGCGGCGGTTTCGGTTGTGTTGGTAGCTTCTACGTTCTTCATGGTGGTGTTTATCCTTTCGGCGGTTGATCCGCGCATGACGATTCATCACTCCGGTGGCCCCGGAAGGCAAGGGCTTTTTTCGGGAATAAACGCATGCCAGCAATGAGCCAGCGGGCGTATGCCCGCCATCGCGGAGTCGCGCTGTCCGCCGTGCAGAAGGCGATTGAAACAGGGCGTATCTCCAAGCAGGCGGACGGGCGGATCGACTCCGAACAGGCCGATGTCGAGTGGGAGCAGAACACGAGGCGGCACGCGCCGCCGGTCGCCAAGCATGAGCAGGAGGATGATGACGCTTCGCTCTTTGGCGCTTCGCAGTACACCAAGGCGCGCGCCGTGCGCGAGCACTACCAGGCGCGGCTGGCCAAGATCGAATACGAAGAGCGCGTGGCCAAGCTCGTCCCGAAGGACGAAGTTCAAGTGGCCGCGTTCAACAAGTTCCGGCAGTTCCGCGATCACATCCTGAACATCCCGGATCGCGTGGCGGCGATGGTGGCCGCCGAAACCGAAGCGGCGAAGTGCTACGAAGTCCTGGCGACCGAGATCCGAAGGGCGCTGAATGAGTTTGCTGACTCCAACGGCTGAAGAGATTTATTCGGCAGCGGCGGCGGCTGGAGCGCGGCCGGACCCGATGCTGACGATCTCGCAGTGGGCCGACAAATACCGCGCGCTCTCACAACGCGCTTCGGCTGAGTCAGGCCCATGGCGCACGGAGCGGACACCATACCTGCGCGAGATCATGGACTGCCTGTCGCCGTCGTCGCCAGTCGAGCGAACGGTCTTCATGAAAGGCGCGCAGATCGGCGGCACAGAGTGCGGCAACAACTGGATCGGCTATGTGATCCACCAGGCGCCCGGCCCCATGATGGCGATCCAGCCCACCGTGGAGATGGCCAAGCGCAATTCAAAGCAGCGCATCGACCCGCTGATCGAGGAATCGGAAGTGCTGCGCGCGCTGGTCAGCGATCCGCGGTCGCGCGACTCCGGGAACACGGTTCTGTCAAAGGAGTTCCCCGGCGGTGTGCTGGTAATGACCGGCGCGAACTCCGCGGTCGGCCTCCGCTCCATGGCGGCGCGGTATTTGTTCTTGGACGAGGTGGACGGGTATCCCGGCGATGTGGAGGGCGAGGGCGATCCGGTCAACCTGGCGACGGCTCGCACCAGGACGTTCGCGCGGCGCAAGATCTTCATGTGCTCGACGCCGAAGATCACGGGCATGTCCCGGATCGAGGCGGCATTTGAAGAAAGCGACAAGCGGCTTTACTGGGTGCCGTGTCCGGTCTGCCGCGCGTTCCAGACGCTGAAGTTCGCGCAGTTGCGCTGGCCCAAGGGCGAGACAGAGAAGGTTGTTTACGTTTGCGAGCATTGCGGGCAGGAGATTCACAACCACCAGAAGCAGTCGATGCTCGCTTGCGGCGAGTGGCGGCGCAGCGCTGTTGGCGACGGCAAGACGGCTGGCTTCCATCTCTCCAGTCTCTATTCGCCGGTCGGGTGGTTCGCGTGGTCGGACGCAGCCAAGCAGTTTGAGCAGGCGCAGAAGAATTCCGCGCTGCTTCAGGTCTTCGTCAACACCGTGCTGGGCGAGACGTGGACGCTGTTAGGGGAAGCGCCGGAGTGGCAGAAGCTTTATGACAGGCGGGAGTCGTACAAGGTTGGCACCGTTCCGCCTGGCGGGTTGTTTCTTACGGCTGGCGCGGATGTCCAGAAGGACCGCATCGAGGTTGAGATCACCGCGTGGGGCCGTGGCAAGGAGTCATGGTCGGTCGATTATCGGGTGTTCGAGGGCGATACCTCGCGGCCGCAGGTCTGGGAGAAGCTCACCGGACTGCTGAACGAATCCTTCTCGACCGAGTCCGGCCTGGAATTGCAGATCCTGCAACTCGCGGTGGATTCGGGCTTCGCCGCCATCGAGGTGTACCAGTGGGCGCGACGACAGGGCGGGCGGGTGCTTGTCATCAAAGGCGATTCGCGGACGCCCGCGCTCATCGGATCGGCCGCGCCGGTGGAAGTCGGGCCAGCGGGCGCCAAACTGAAGCGCGGCGTGCGGGTGTGGCCGGTCAATTCCGGCATGGCCAAGGAAGAGTTGTACCGGTGGCTGCGCCAGGATCGGCCGACGGATGAGGACGTAGCGAAGGGGATTCCGTTCCCACCGGGGTATTGCCACTTCCCGCGCTACAGCGAAGAGTACTTCAGACAGATCACCGCCGAGCAGTTGGTGACGAAGATCGTCAAGGGCTATCGCCGGCACGAGTGGCAGAAGATGCGCGAGCGCAATGAGGCTCTCGATTGCCGGGTGTATGCGCGCGCGGCGGCCGGACGCGTCGGCATCGACCGTTTCCAGGAGAAGCACTGGGCCGACCTCGAGCGGCGGGTTGGCAGACATCCGGTGAAGGAAGTCAGTCAAGCACCGCAAAAGCAGCGAAGAGATGGCAGGCAGGCGACCCGTAACCAGGTGCGCTTCAGGATGGATCTCTAATGGCATTCACTCAGACCGACCTCGATGCTCTCGACGCCGCGCGTAAGCAGGGGGCCAGGCGAGTCCGCTTTCAGGACCGCGAGTTTGAATTCGATTCCGTGGACGACTACTTGAAGCTCCGGAATCTGATCTTGAACGACATCGCCCAGCAGTCCGGGCCGCAGCAGGTACGCCAGGTGCGCATCTACACCACGAACGGTTGGGGCCACTAAATCGCCGTGCCAATTGAAACGTTGATGACGCTCGCGCGCCAAGCCGGGCACGAGCCGATGCCGATCCCACGGGTCCCACGTACCCGCGCGATGGGGACGTTCCCGTTCGATGCCGCCGGTCGCGGGCGTCGGGGAATGGGATGGAATCCGCCGTCCCTCGGCCTCAACACGCTCCTGTTTTCGCATGGCTTGGAATTGCAGGCGCGCAACCGGGACGCGGTCCGAAACAGCGCGTGGGCGGCGGCGGCCGTCGATTCCTACGTCGCCAACGCCATTGGGCGCGGCATTCGCCTGGTGCCGCACCATCCGGACGACAAGATCCGCGACCTGATCACCAGGAAGTGGAATCGATGGATACGCGAGTGCGACGTAGAGTACGACCCGCGGAATCCCGCGTCGGGCCAGACGGATTTCTATGGGCAGCAGATGGTGATTGCTCGCGAGGTCATGGAGGCCGGCGAGTGCTTCGTCCGGTTCCGGCCGCGCTCGCCGAAGGAAGGTCTCGCGGTTCCGTTGCAACTGCAACTCATCGAGGCCGAGCAATTACCGCTGTGGCGCACGGCTATCGAGCAGATGCCGCCAAAGAATTCCGTCCGGTGTGGCATCGAGTTTCAGGCCGACGGACGGCGTGCGGCGTACCACTTCTGGAAGTCGCATCCGGGCGAAACGATGTTCTTTCCGCTGGATGCTCTGTCGGTAGAGCGTGTGCGAGCCACCGAGGTGCTGCACGTCTACAAGCCGATTCGCGCGGGCCAGTTCCGGGGGCAACCGTGGCTCACATCGGTGATCGCGAAGCTCTACGAACTGGAGCAGTACACGGACGCGGAGATCGTCCGCAAGAAGCTCGCGGCGATGATCACTGGCTTCATCACGCAAGCCAGTTCCGACAATCCGATCATCCCTCCGGATCAATACCAGAACGGGCCGACCCAGACAGAGCCGGGGACGCAGATCAGCAAGCTCGAACCCGGCACGTTCCAGGTTCTGAACTTCGGCGAAGAGGTGCAGTTTGCCGAAGCGAAGGATAGCGGCGATTTCAAATCGTTCATCCGGACGTGCCTGCAAGCTTTTTCGAGTGGCGCCGGGCTTGCCGAATACCAGATCAGCGGCGACCTGTCGGGGATCAACTACTCTTCGATCCGCGCCGGCCTGCTGGAGTTCCGCCGCAAGTGCGAGCAGTACCAGCATTCGGTCTTCATCTTCCAGGTCTGCCACCCGGTTTATAAGCGCTGGCTGCGCGAGGCGATGCTGGCGCTGGTGTTCGGCATTGATCTACTGAACGCGTACAGCAAAGATCCCGAGCCATTCGAGGAAGTGCAGTGGGTAACGCCCGGCTGGCCGTGGGTGGACCCCGAGAAGGACATCAAGGCTTCCAACGACGCCATTCGCAGCGGTCTATCCACCCGTTCCACCGAGGTGGCGGCACAAGGGCGTGACGCCGGTGCCGTAGATGCGGAGCAGGCAGCGGACAACGAGCGCGCCGACAAGCTTGGGCTGTCCTACGACAGCGATGGCCGGAAGGTCCTGACCGGGCGCAACGCCGGATTGACGGAAGCCGAGATCCAACAGGACGCGAGCAAGGGAGAGGTGGACGTGAAGCCATGAGGGATCTAACTCGTGTTGCATCGCGGTTTGTGAACACTCCGCTCATGATTCACCCGCCCAAGCTGGACGTGATAGTCCAGGCGCTGGGGCCACGGCTGGGGATCATTCCGGTGGCCGGCGTGAAGCCCGAGGAACCGTTCGCCGCAGCATACATGGAGCAGGCCGACGACAGCGGCTACCAGGTGATCGACCGCGTGGCGATCATTCCGATCCAGGGCGTGCTGACGAAAGCGGAATCCTGGGTTTCGGCGCTGAGTGGTTGCAGCTCCTACGCGCAGATTGGGGGCTACCTCCAGGACGCGGTGAACGACGCTGGAGTGCGGGCGATTCTGTTACAGGTTGATTCGCCGGGCGGCGAGACCACGGGATGCCTGGAACTTTCCGATTACATCTACTCTCTTCGCGGCCTGAAGCCCATCTTTGCAGTCGCCGACGATTTCGCATTCTCGGCGGCCTACGCGCTCACCAGCGCAGCCGACAAGATCTTCGTCACGCGCATGGGAGCGGTCGGGTCCGTTGGCGTCGTCGTGCTCCACACGGAAGATTCGAAGTTCAACGGCGAGCAGGGGTTCAAGTACACCTACATCTTCAAAGGCGACAAGAAGGTCGATGGGAATCCGCACGAACCGCTGTCGGAGCGGGCCGAGAAGGACATCCAGTCCGAAATTGACCGGCAGTACGACCAGTTCGTAGCAACGGTCGCGCGGAACCGGAAGGCCAGCGCGGAAAAGATCATCGCGACGCAGGCCGGGGTGTGCTGGGCGGAGAATGCCGTTCCGCTTCTGGCCGACGCGGTCGGAACGCTTGGCGATGCCATGAACGCGCTTCGTCAACTGCTGGGCGATCCGGTCCAGAAATCAACGGCGGCGATTGCCGCAATATCCACAACCAAGGAGGTTACAGCAAGTATGCCCAACGAAACGCTCACAATCGCCGCCGAGGG